TTTCAATATACTGAAATTGCTTTAATTTCTTGATTCTCCTTGATGCTGATGATTTATCTAATCCCAACATTTTACCTATATAACCATTAGACATAATACATCCATCTTTTAATTGATGTAAAGATAGTATCTTTGCTAATAATAATTTATTATCACCATCAAGATTACTCAATTCAAGAATTGATTGTGGTACCATTAAAAAAGATTCTTTTGCCATAATACAAATTTATTATAATTATCTGAAATATCAAAATAATCTAAAATATTTATTTTTATATGTGGATAACTAGTTTTCAAAAGATTTTGTCTTTTCGCCGAAACTTCATATATTTATAATCTAAACAATATTTTATGAGTTATCACAACACAACGGTCGTAAGAGACCCTGAATTGAAGCAATTTCAAAAGGAAGCTAAAAAGCAAGAAGATGTAGTAATGAAAATGTTTGAGACATATGAATCTCAATGTACCCAGTTTAGTAAATGGGATTTAGCTGAATTGTATCCTTCCTTTATCCTTCCAACATCTATTGGTAGATGTCTAACTGATCTGTATAAAGCAGGTAAGTTAATCAGGTTAAAAGAGAAACAAGTAAGCAAGTACGGTAGACCAGAATTTCTTTACAAATTAAATAAATAAAAATGGCGGTAGCTAAAGACAATCAAGAATTGATAGTGAGACAATCTCAACTACAACGTTCAATAGAACTATTCAATCTATTAGATATTAAACCCAGCGTACAGGAAGTATGTAGGTTATCACAAATCCTTACCCAATTCATTTATGATGGTGATGTTAATAATGAAGACATCAAGAAGTTCCAGAAAGCAATGGGTATCAAACCACATTCACAAGTAATTTCAAAACCAAAAGAAACAAAATGATAAACTTAAACTTAACCGAAGAGGAAACCAAAATGACGTGTGGATTATTACAATCTGTATTAGAAATGGTAGCAGCCAACCGCGAAGAATCTATATTAGAAGAAACCAATACCACTGCACTAATGATAAGCGTCCTAGGTAAATTGGAAACCGAATTAGAACACCAATTAAATAATAATTAATATGAAACTGAAAATATACAAGTTAGAAAGAGATAATCGTGCATTGATTATCCAACAGATCGAGTGGTTAACAAATGAAGTCGGTGAGGACTATGATTGTGATTATATTAAAACGTTATTCGCTATGCGTAAAAAGGAACTCATTGAACTATGGGTAGAGTTAGTAGTTAAATTAAAATATCCTGAATTGGATTGGTTACAAATTTATTATTAAAATATTTGGAAATGTAATATAGATTTCTTATATTTGTAATAGAAGGGGGTGGTTCCAATTTTATTATTGCCATTTTAAAGTTTGCTTTGTTATACAACACCCCCTTCTTTATTTAGTGTTTTAGACCTTGAATATACTGTTTAATGAAAAAACCCCTTCTATTCTTAGAGGGGGTTTGTTATTTTAAGACGTTTTAAGCCTACTTATCACGCCAGGTAGCATAACATATCGCTGCTGCTTGTTCCTGTCCATATTCGTCTATAATTGACGAAATACACCTACTCACATACTTTTGTTCATCCTCATCAGAACTTGGTGCTGGAATTGGGAAACCCTCCTTAACAATCTTCTTCATTTGTTCTGGATCAGGGATACAATTTGGTACCTCAACACCATCTTTTATCTTGGTGCCGTACGCAACATAACCAGGTTCCCCACAAGGATTTGGTTCAATGTACTCTTCTTTCTTTTGAGTTTTAATCTCAAAATTATTGTTTTTCAATTTGATGATGTCTTCTAATTTCATATTAATTAATTTTAATAACAATCCTGACAAGGAGGATTTTCATGTTCTAATTCACTATACACAGAAAATTGCTTTCCAATATTTTTCATTGAATAACCTTTACGTGATGTATTTTTTAGGGATATACCACTCATATACTTTTGACTACGATCAGGGATCATACCATCTCTTGTAGATTGCGTAACGTAATCTGGGAAGACGTTACTACCTTTACCGATCAATAGATAATCTTGTAGACGTGTCATATAGAAGTCTGCACGTTGCTTTTGTATGTTTCTTAAATATTGCATTGTTGCAAGATCTACGGATGTTGCATTTTCCATTGTACCAGACATAATACCATTGTTCATTGTCCTATACATAATTTGAGGTATAGCTTGGTAATAGCTTTGCTGGAGTAAAAATGGCTGTATAAAATCATTTACCAACGTTGTTTCCTCCGCATTGAATGTATTACCTGTTGCACTTACTTGTGATAATAAATGGTTATAGAACTTAGTACCTAAAATAGTTTGAAGGTCAATATCTTGTGCGATTTGTACTTCTGCTTTAAGAACATCCATATCAACGTTGCGGTTGATATTTGTGAAATTCTTTAATTTTGTTTCTGATATTAATAATACACCCATCGTTAATTATAGTTTAATTCTTCTTCTCCTAACCACGCACCACATTGTTCTTCGGTTAAACCATAACCAGCCATTAACATTTGTGCTGCCTGTCCTCTTGTTATTTTTTCTTTATTATACTCACGTACAATTCTTAATAGACCTTGATATTCTCTACCAGACAATTTCTTGATGTTCTCATTCACTGACATCTCTTGTTCGTCAGGAACTTGTACTGGTATTACTGGTGCATCATCCACTACTGGATTTTCTTTCACATCACCAGTTAAGAATAAACTTAATGGTTTAACTTCAAATGTAGTAGGCTTCTCAAACTTGATTGAAACCAATTTATTGAACACTGGTAACATACAGTTTTGGAATGGTTGAATAACCATCTTACGGAAATATTCTGAGTGTTCTGTAATCTCATTTGAACCACCCAATTTACCTGCTGTAGCAATACCGAATAGTTCAGCACTACTTACTCTATGTGCAGATAAGATTGAACGTGTAATGTCATCACTTAATGTTGAGTAGTAACTATCATTATCGTTACGAGGAATCTGTATAATCTCAGGTGCAGTTTCCTTGCTTTCGTTGAAAGATATAATTGCTTGTCCTGCGTTATCTGTTCCAGCATATTGTTGTTCCAATGCACGTGTTAAGATACGTTGTTCTTCTTCTCCTGGGATTCCACCGTTCATATTGATAAAAAGTGAAGGTACCATTCCTGAACGTAAATTGTTCATATGGAAGTTCTTCGTCTCTATATCAATCTCGATACTACGTTGTCCTGCTGACCAATCAGGTACAGGATAGTAACTCATTGATGGGATATATGTCTTGTAGTAATAGATTTGTGTGTCACCTTTTGCATCCATATTAAATGCAGGATATTCTTCTGGTGCATATTTTCTTGTGTCTTTCCAGTGTGCAGAATAATAGTAACTCTCAATCTTATCTTCCTCATTCAATTTACCACTGCGTACTCTACTAAAATCTAAATGATAAATCTCAGCAATACCTTTACCGTCTCTTGTTTTGATAATCTGTAAACTAAATCCACCGAATAACATAAAGTCCAATGCACACTTTCTCATTACGTCAGAAACAGTTTCTGATGGGTTAATAAGATTAACAGTAGCCATTGGGTTGTTTAATGAAACAATACCATCACCCATAATCTGATTTACCTTTGAGGTAACTACTGCTTTATGGATTGCACAGTTGTCATACAACTCAATGAAGTATTGAGGTAGTAAGTTATTATCTCCGTAATATACCCATGGGTATCTTTGTAAAACCTCAGAAAAAACAGGTACCGTTGCACGGTCAAAGTTTGTTCTTGATAGTTGATATTTTTGTATTTCACTCATAATTAATCTTGTATATAAATATAATTCTCGTTAGTTTCATTTGGTGATATATATTGTGTAAATCCTGCACCAGCTTCAGTTCCTTCTAATATTGCAATACCAGTATATACTAATTCATTATCATCTTGACCATAAATGTTCAATTGATATTCTCCTAAATAATTTAAATCATTTGTATTTAATGGTAATAATATTTCACAATAACGGATGTTCTCAAAATATTGTGCTGGATTACTTTTATTAATTGAGTAGGTTTTTACTTCCTTACTCATAATATGTGTAAACTCTAACGTATAACCAGTAAAGGTTTGACGACTATTATTGTTAATATTTAGTACCAGCGAATTTTCTTGACCCTTGTTTAAATAAATCATATTCTTGTCCTATATAAGTAAATATAAAAAAAACCATTTTGAATTGGTATAGTACAAAAAAAAGGGTCCGAAGACCCTTTCATTAGAATGATAGAATATAGAAAATCAGTCCACGATAGACCTACTAACTAACTACTCCGAAACCACCTGCTGCGAAGATAGTTGGTAATGTACCACTAACAACGTTTGCTGGTTCAGCCTCTTGACCTGTAAAGATTAATTCAAATCCATTTCTGTCACCAAACGCAGTACCAGTAGCAGCAGAACCACCACTTAAATACAATCCGTTTACTTGACCTAAATAGTAAGCTACATCGTTCTGATCAACAGCTACGATTTGGATTTGATCATTTTGACCTAATACTAATAATTGGTTTCTCTTATCTTGATCGTATTTGAATAATACAGCAGTTAAAACTTGTTCCCAGAAAATAGTACCGTTCTCAAAGTTTTTGGTTGTATTTTGTGATAAAGAAGAAGTGTTTCTCTTTAATTGGAAATTGTACCAAACACCTGAACCTGTAATACCAGTGATAGGACCAGTTGAACCTGTAATAGATACTGCTGATACAGAAGGTGCTGTTCCACCACTTGCACCTAATACCCAGATACTTTTAATACCACCTATTCCATCAGAACAACCTAAATCAACTCCTGAAGATATATAACATGACATATGTGTATAATTTATTTTTTTTGTTTATTTTTAAATAAGGGGGACTTTCACCCCCTCAGTTTTTATATTGAAATTAAGCTAAGTTGTTAGTTGCGAAATATGCAGTTGAACCAAACGTAGCGATTGTTACACCGTAGTTATAGTTTGCACGTAAACGTAACTCATCAAAATCTTTTGAGTACCAGATAACTAATTTCTCGTGATCAGATAATAAGTCAAAACCTACAACCATATACTCACGTGGTCCGATAACAACTTGATTTGATCCGTTAAGACCAATTGTTGGAACAACTTTAACGTTTGTGTTAGGATGTGTAGCTTCCATCATCGCAGTAATATCAGTACCACCGATATAGTTTTGGAAGAAGTTAGCACGAGTTAACGCTTGTACATAAAGACGGAAGTTAACATAAGACATGAACACAACTAAATCTTCACGAGACATTGCGTTGTCATCTAATACGTTAATCAACTTATCTACCTCAGTGATAGGGTTACCACTTACACCGTAAGCTGCTGATGAACTGAAAGTTACACCGCTTGAGTTAGCAACACCAGTTGTACCAGTAGAGATTAATGTTTTGAAACCAGCAAAACAAGATGTACCTGTTGTAGCTTGCCACAATTGTTGTTCAATTCTTTGTTGGATTTGCTTAACTTTTAAGTCAGCGATTTGTTGTTCAAATGGAACTGTTTCAGATGTTTGACCTGGTGCCATTAACATTGATTGGTATGTATCATACAAATCTTTGTAACATAATGCTTCGTTATACTTCTCAGGACAAGTTGTGATGTTTGTTTGAGAGAAAGTAGTTGTACCTGATGGTTCCCATCCACAAGTACCGTCATTGAAATAAGCAACTGAATTTAATAAGTTCAATGCTTGTGTACCTTTAATACCTAAACGTACGTTTGCGTATCTTGCAGTTGTACCACCGATTAACGCTTTTGAAAGTAATTCACCACC